CGGCGCAGCCAGCGGATCTCTGGAACGGATGCGGGTGTGATCTTGGGTTTCTCCAAGTTTAGGACGCCAATGGATCTATGGCGGCAGAAGATGTGCATTGGGGCTCCATTTGAGAGCAACCAATACATCGAATGGGGGCACCGCCTTGAGCAGAATGTAGCCCTGAAGTTCCATCAGACTCATGGGGTGTGGTTGACGGATGGTGTCTATGTGGAGAAGGAATGGCGCTGTGGCACCCCGGATCGCTTGATCTATGGCAAGCGGGAGGGATTGGAAATCAAAACGGCTGGGGAGAGGTATGCTGCCCAATACAAACGAGGGGAGATTCCAAAAGACTATGAATACCAATGCCGCTGGTATATGGCCTTGCTTGACTACGACTGCTGGTTTCTGGCAGCACTTGTTGGTGGGAACAAGTATTTCGAGTTCAAGATTGAGCGAGACATGGAACTTGAGTCAGATATGCTCAAGCAATGTGAGTCCTTTTACATCAACAACATTCTTGGTAGAATACCGCCTGGAGAAGTGAAGTGACCGAAGAAGATGAATACAACGAGTTCTTTTATCCTAATAATTGGACCTGCCCCGTATGTGGCATGGTCAATTCTGCTCACAATGAAGAATGTGTAGAGTGTGGATATGGCTGGGAAGAAACCCAAGACTGAGAAGGAATATAAATACAAGATTGACGCTGAGGGGATCAACAGGCGATACCCTGGAGGCCAGTGGGAGTGCCCACACTGTAAAGAATGGAACCCAGCCAAGCATACTCAGTGCAATTCGTGCAAGAAGGGCATTGCTCGGGCGGCAGATTTTAGTGATACCCCACGCGAAAAGACCGCCAAAGAAGATGAATCAATCATAGAGTATAAGAACGAGAATAGCCCGATGCACTTGGCGATGGCTGCTCGTTATCAGCCTGAAAAGATGGGCCATGAGATCTCGGTGGAAGCCAAGTTTGAAGATAAATACACCATGAATCTGCCCATCTGGGTTGCCAAGAATCGCGTCAAGGACAAGCTTCTGAAGGTTCGTAGCGGACATGATCTTACCAAGATCCGTGAGGTCTATGAAGTAGCTGGTGAGACTCTTTCTCGCGCTGAGGTCATGGGCAAGATCGTTGAAGGGATCGCATCTGGCATTCCGCTGGTAGCACTGTTGAAGTCTGATCCTGGATGGCCTGATCCTCTTGATGTGCGGGTTTGGCGCAGGCGCTATCCCAAGTTTGATGAGGATCTGAAAGAGGCTGAGAAAGTATTTGGTGACATCCTTTATGAACAAGGTCTGCATGTTGCAATGAACTCCAGACCGACTGAGCCTGTGTTTAATAAGGAAGGCGATGTCATTGGCGAGAGAACCAATGCTCAGATTTTGAAGTTACAGGTAGAAACGCTGCAAACGGCTGCTGCTAAGTTCAATGAGAAGTATCTTGATAAGCAGGTTCAGCAGGTTGAGGATATTACTGATCGCATGACCCGTGAACAGATGCTTGAGCAGTTGCGCCAGCTTGAGTCTGAGTATCCAGAACTGAAAACCATTGATGGCGAGGTCGTAAAAGATGAAGCCTAAAAGCGCAGACAATCTGATTGACAATCTGGCCACGATGGCTGCTAAATCTAAGAACATTAAGAGCTTTGTGATTGCATACTCGGATCGTGCTGGGAATGTGACTTACCACCGAGACGGACGGTTCGCAGAGCAGTTGGGGCTGGTGACAATGCTTAAAGAGCGTATGGTTGGTGATCTTAATGATTATCACTCATTTGTGGGTGACGATGATGAGTGAGATTGATGATGCAGCACTTAGGGAAAAGCTGAAGATCGCACAAGCATATGCCAAGCTAAAAAAAGAGTCCAAGATCCTAGATTGGGCTCCATATAATAAACAGTGGGACTACCTTAATTGCGACTCAAGGTATAAAGCGCTTACCGCTGCAAACCAGGTTGGGAAGACAACCAGTGGAATGTTTGAAGAAGCATCGCATTTGACTGGTATCTATCATAAAGACTGGGCTGGGAAGCGGTATAACAGGCCAGTTGATATTTGGATTGTAGGTGAAACAAGCGAGCGTGTGCGAGACACACTCCAGGAGAAGCTATTCGGGCCGATTGGACAGATGGGGACTGGATTCATACCGAAGGACTGCATTGACCTAGATAAAATGATTAAGAAGGGCAATCCTCCTGGGTGCATCAATAAGGCGTGGATCAAGCACGTTTCTGGTGGATACTCAACTGTCCAGTTCTTCTCGTTTGACCAGGGACGAGAATCTTTCCAGGGTTCCACGATTGATCGAGTTTACTTCGACGAACAGGCCCCACAGGCAATCGTGAATGAGTGCAAGATCCGATTGCTGGTCAAGAAGGGAACGATGGTATTTACCTTCACGCCAGTCATTAATGATGACCCGGTATATGAATGGATTATGGAGAGTAATCTTGTTAAGAAGTTTGCAATCTCAATGGATGATTGCCCGTTCCTGACGGAAGAAATGATTGAAGAAATCCTTGACGGGTTCCCAGAAGATGAGCGAATGGCGCGTAGAACTGGCGTTGCCATGAAGGGAAGCCGCATCATTTACAAGGCGAAGCTAGAGGATTACACCTGTGACTCGTTTGAACTGCCGAGACATTGGCCAAGGCTGTTCGGGTTTGACCTAGGATTGAACCATCCAACTGCCGTTGTTGCGGCTGCGTGGGATCGTGATGCTGACTGTATCTACATCTACAACGAATACTGTGTGTCCAATAGAACCCCTCCAGAACACAAACTAGCACTGATTGGTTGGGGGCAGGATATTCCGTATGCCATGTCGCATGACGCATATAACCGCTCTAGTCAGACTGGTAAATCAACCGCTGAACTGTATGAAGAACTTGGGATGAAGAACTTTAATGCTGGCAAGGATCGCTGGGCTCGCATCGAGGAAGTCCGGTCGCGCATGTCAACTGGTCGGCTTTACATCTTCAAGGACAAGTGCCCACAGTTGCTCAAGGAGATGAAAACATATCAGACCAAGGAAGATGGCAGGACGATCATTCGCGTTAAGGACGATACGATTGCCGCCTTTGAGCATGCGGTTGCCCACATTGATAAGGCGGTGGTTCCTGGGGCTAAGAAGCCAGTTCTCCAATTCACTGTAAAAGAACATGTTCCATTTGATAAACGATTGGGCATTTGATTATCGTGTTATAATCCGCGTCTATGGGGGTTGAATGATGGAAGAAAAATTGGAAATGCAGGTCGAGAAGATTGAGCCTGACTATTTTGCCCAGAAGATTGATACTGAGTTCAACGATGCCAAGGCCGCACGGCTTGAGCAGGAAAAGATATTCCTTCGGGCTCATTACAATCTGAAGGGCATGTATGACCCGTCTCATTCCAGTGGTGAGACGACTTCCAAGGCGTTTGTTCAGGTCACGGCTCCCCGCATTCAGACTGCCGTTTCCATGATTATCCCAGTCCTCATGCTTCCTGGGGACAAGCCTTACACGATTGATGCGACCCCTCGTGAAACGATCCCGTCTATTGCAGCCCAGTTGGTTGCTGAAGGTGCAGATGAGATTGCTATCGAGGATGCGATCCGAAAGGAAGCCGAGTTTCGGGCTGATCGTCTTTCGATGTATGTTGACGATGGGTTCGTTGAGACGAACTATGCTTCCAAGCTCCAGATGTCCGTTCTGGACGCAACGCTTTATGGGACTGGCATCTTGGCTGGGCCTTTCGCTGCCGAGAAGCGCGAGAACCTTGGGATGGAAGAGGCCCTGAAGGCTCTTGAGAACCCCGATGTCGAGGATGAGAAGTATAAGCCCGAAGTGGAATACTGTTCTCCGTGGGATGTTTACCCTGATCCCGCTGGTCGCTGTGTTGAGGATTGCGCTTATGTGATCCACCGCAACATCATGTCGGGTCCGAAGCTGCGCAATCTCCGCGCTATGCCTGGATTCGACACTGAAGCCATTGATGAAGTGCTCAATGCGAGCCCTAATGGCAACTATACGCCTGAGTGGTGGGAAACCACGCTGGACACGGTCAACTCCAAGCCGCAGACGCATGGGCCTGCCAACAAGTTCCAGTGTCTTATCCGTTGGGGCTGGATCAGTGGGCGCGATCTCCGAGAGTGTGGCAAGGAAGTTCCTGAAGATTTGCTTAATGAACAGGTCATGGCCGCGATCTGGAAGATCGGGCACAAGGTCATCTCCGTTCGTGTTAGCAAGTTGCACAAGAATCGTATCCCGTTCTACTTCGTGCCATATCGGAAGGTTCCCAATAGCATCTGGGGCATGGGTGTGGCCGAGATGATGTTTGATTCCCAGGACGCCATCAATGCCTGTGAACGGGCCAAGATGGACAACATGGCTTTGGCGTCTCGCCCAATGGCTGTGGTATACCCGAGCCGTCTACACCCAGGGCATCGTGATATTGAGATGAAGGCTGGAAAGATTTGGGTTGTTGAGGAACCCGAAATCCAGACCCAGATGAAGCCAGTTGACTTCTTCACTCCAGAGTGCCGCCTTGACCAGATTGAGACTGTTCAGCGGGATCACTTCCAGTTTATCCAGGAACAGACTGGCATCCCCAATGCCTTGATGGGCATGGGCGGGCAGGGAACCCACAACCGCACGGCTGAAGGCGCTACTCTCCAGTTCAATGCTGCTGCTACTGCGCTCAAGACGGTCATCTACAACTTCGAGACGTATCTGATTGTGCCGCTGACTACGGCGATGGCTAAGTTCTATCAGATGTTCTCGGATGATCCGAAGATCATGGGCGATTACCGGATCAATGCCCGTGGGCTCCAGGGCTTGATGGCCCGTGAGAATCTGGTCGGCGATCTTCTGAATCTGGTTCAGATCATTGGCACTGTTCCCCAGTGGGCGGAACGCACCAATCTGGACCGCATCTTTGACCTGTTCATGCGGGCGAAGGGTATGGTTGACCAGAACATTGCCATCCCGGCTGAGGTCGTGGCTGAACAGAAGATGTTGGCTGCCCAGGCTCAGGGTGAACAGGAGCTTGCGATGGCTGAAGCCCAGAACCAGATGCGGATGAAGCAGCGGGCAGAAACGGCTCCGCGTGATGCGATGCTTGAAGTTATGAAGCAGGCTGAACCGGGACCGTTCAAAACGGAGATGCTGGGCAAGGTGCTGGATGCCTATGGCCTCAAGGATGAGGAATTGCAAGCAGCTTTGGACACTCAGAAGGCTTTGGAAGCCAACAAGATGCTGGTTGAGTCTGAGGAAATCAATCAGCGTGTTCAAGGCCAAGGTGTGTCCATGAATCGTGAACAGATGGAGGAAATGGACTAATGTTCTGGAACCGCAAAAAGGAAGTCGAGACAGTTGTTATCACGCATTCGCGCCAGCATCAGGATCTTCCAGACGAGCAGCTTCGGGTCTATGTCGAGCAGTTGACCAAGGAGCGCAACTGGCAGTATTTAGAGGAACTTGTGTGCCGCAAGAAGGATCAGGTTGTGATTCAAATGGTTGGCTCAAACGAGCCAAACGATATGTTTAAGGCTCAGGGTCTAATCAAAATGTATGATTGGCTCTTGAAACTTAAACATAATGTGATTTATAATTCATAACTGGGTATCACGGTAAGGCCGCTACCCGTAACAGGAGGAAGTCAGTGAGTCGAGAACAGGCAATGCAACGAATGGAACAGGAGATTGCTGAACTTGAAAAGCAATCACTGGCTGTCCCGGAGGTAGAACCTGCCGCCAGCGAGGAATCTGTTTCTGAAAAGCCTGAAACCGCAACCGAGCAGCAGATCCAGGAAGAGGAAGGGCCCAAGCCTGAAGATCTGATTGCCAAGTTCAAGGAGGAAGCTGAAGCCGCTGCGAAGCGCAAGAAGGAAATGGAAGCCGGAATGACCAAGGCTTTCCAGGAATCCGCAGAATACAAGAAGGCACTGAAGGAGCGGGACGATGAGCTTGCCCGCCTCAAGGCTGAACTTGATAATGCGCGAATCCAGAAGGAAACCGAGCAGTTGGACTCGTCGCTGTGGGAAGGGTACGACGACATTGGCAAGGCGGTTGAGGCCGAACTTGCCCGTGAACGTGCCCGAATCCTGGCCGAAGTTGAGGAAGCCAAGCGTATCGCAACTGAGGAACGCGAGGCGCTTCTGAAGCAGGCCGAACAGCGAAAGATGGAGGAACACTTTGCTCGGGTAGCTGCGGTTCATAACGATGCTGCCGATTTCTTCAATCCCGAGAAGGATCTTGCCCGTGCCCTTGAGGGCTGGGCTCATTCTCAGGCTCCCGAATATCTTGAAGCAGTCATGAATCCTGTATCCAAGAGCCCCGAGTTTGTTGCTCGTATGCTCAAGGAGTTCAAGCAGGAGATCGGACTGACCAAGAAAGCGGTTAAGCCTGACCTTGGGGACATTGCGGTTCAAAAGGCATCTTCGCCTACCACCCCGGCCAAGAAGCCGGAACTCGATGTATTCACTGACGCCGAACTGAAGAATCTTCCGCTCATGA